AACTCCTGATTGATATCCGGCTCGATAAGGTGAAACACCTGATCGGCGTCGAACTGGTGCGCCTCTTTCCATTCCCCCACAAACCAGTACACGCCATCTTCGACGCCGCGCCGCGTATATTTGGCCGGTGACGTTTCAAGGCGCAGCGGCTGACCAAGCGTGTTGCGACGCAGCTCGGCGAAGGCGTTGCCAAACACCAGATAATCCAGCGCGAACTTGCTGAACTCCTGCTGGCTTAGCAGCGGGTGCGGGATAAAGGTTGAAGCCAGAATGTTGCGCTTAACGTACAGCGGCGAGCTGTGATGCACCGCCGAGCGCAGGCTCTTTGCCAGCCCGTGAAAACTGACCGGCGGCTCGTACCAGCGCCCGTTATGGATGCATTCTGTGTAATCCATAATATCGCGCTTATCGAGTACTGCCGTTGGCTCGCCGAAGCTGAACGCCTCGAACGGCTGCGGCGCTGCTGGTGATGGTTGCGATTGAGTCGTGAATGCCCTGCGGTCTTTGAGTTTGGTCATCAGTAGAATTCCATAAATGAAGGGTTATCGCCGCCGCTGGCAGCGGTGAGCGGTTCGTTAAGCAGTGCGTGCATGATTGCCCACGCGACGTCAGCGTGGCTGGCTTCTTCGCTGCGGCTGGCTTCGTAGGTTGAGCGGTTGCCGCTGGCGGTCATCGTTTTGCGGATCGCCATAAACGACTGCGTGATATCCGTCTGGCCCGCGTCGTATTCGAGTCGGCCGCTGCTGATGGTGTCTTTCGCTTTCAGCACCATCGCGGTTTTGACTTCCGGCGAGTATTTGATTTCGCGCGCAGCCGGGAAGAACTGGCGCACAAGCTGAAACACGCCCTGACCAATACCAGTGGCATCCACGCCGATGTATTCCACGGTGTATTTTTCGGTGAGCTGCTTTATCGACTGCGCCTGCGCGGCGAAGTCCATGCCGCGCCACTGGTGGCGTTCCAGCACGCGAAACTTGCCACCCTTCACCAGCGGCGGCGCGATGACGGCACATCCTGCGCTGTCGCCGGTGTGCGAGGGATCGTACCCAATCCACACCGGACGATAGTCGAACGGGCGCAGCGCGTACGGGTTAAAGTCCGTCCATTCCTCCAGGCTGTCGACCATGCAGGTCTGCAGCTCGGCGAACGGGAACACGCTGGCCTCGTCGTCGACAAATTCACACATCAGCAGGTTCTGATATTCGGACGGGCTGTATTCAAGCTGCAGCTGATCGATATCGAACAGGTTACAGCCGCCGGTTAGCGCATCCTCAACCGTGACAATCTGCCGCCACTGGCCGTCGCCGCACAGCGTGCCTTTCGCCAGGTGTGAGTGTGAGAGATCCAGCTCGATGCGGTCATCTTTGTTGCGGCGCCCTTTGTTGAACAGCTCGCCAGACCAGAACGGGTAAGCGCTGTGTGACAGGCTCGACGGCGTGGAAAAATAGGTCGTGCGCCATTTCTTGTGCAGCGACATGCCGCTGGCGACTTTGCGCAGCTCCTGAAACTTCGGTATCCAGAAATATTCATCCAGGTACAGGTTGCCGGTGTAGCTCTGCGCGGTGCGCACGTTGGTGCCGAGGAAAATCAGGCGCGCGCCGTTTGGCAGCACAATCGGATCGCCTTTCAGGTCAACGTCAGCCTGACGGGCAAAGTCGAGGATGTAGTTTTTGAAAACGTGCGCCTGCGCCTTGCTGGCTGACAGGAATATCTGGTTGCGTCCGGTGGTCAGCGCATCGATCAGCGCCTCGCGGGCAAAGTAGAACGTTGCGCCTATCTGGCGGGATTTCAGGATGTTGCGAATGCGGTGCGCAAGTCCGGCCTTGTGCCAGCCGAGCTGATACGCAAAGCAGCCATCCATAAACAGGCCGGCGAGTTTATCGGTCTGCTCGTCGCTGAATACGTTTTTGATAACCGGCTGGCGCTCGCCCTTATTGCGGTTGCGCACGTTCGGATTGAGATCCGCCTCGTTGCCGCTGCTGCGGTAGCGCTCAACGCGCGCCAGCCGTTCAATCTGGCGGCCGAGCGCGTCTATCTCCTTGTAATCACCGTTCCCCTTTACCTCTTTCATGATGAGCTGAATCAACCGCGCTTCCATACTGGCTTCCACGCGACTGATGGGCGCGATGCTGTCCCACTCGTCGCGCAGCTTCCAGCTCTGCACGGTCGGCGTTTTCTGTCCGAGCGTCTCCGCAATCTGGCGCACGGAAAATCCCTGCCAGTAAAGCAGCGCAGCCTGACGGCGCGGATCGCTGATGATGGTGCCGGGTGTCATGTTCATGCCGGTAAGGCTACCGGGGGCAAATTGGGCGCGCCTGCACTCGCTGTTTGCTGATACATGAGCGGGCTGTCATGCGTTGAGGGATCAGGCGGCGGCGGGGAAACTGGCCCCGAACCGAACTAACCCACTGACCGGAGCCTGATTAATGGCAACTAAAGCAAAGCGTTTCCGCATCGCTGTGCAGGGCGCAACCACCGACGGCCGCGAGATTTCCCGCGACTGGATTTCGCAGATGGCGAAAAACTATGACCCCACTGTCTACGGTGCGCGCGTCAACATGGAACACATTAAGGGCTACGCCGCCGACAGCACTTTCCGCCGCTTTGGTGACGTAACGAAGGTGGAAGCTGAAGAAATCACCGAAGGCCCGCTGGCAGGCAAGCTCGCGCTGTTTGGCTACATCGATCCGACGCCTGAGCTGGTCGAGCTGACTAAAGCGCGCCAGAAGGTTTACACCTCCATTGAAGTGAACCCGAAATTCTCCGACACCGGCGAAGCCTATCTGATTGGCCTGGCCGTGACAGACGACCCGGCGAGCCTCGGCACGGAATACCTGAGCTTCAGCGCCACCGCCAAAGCCAGCCCGCTGGCGTCCCGCAAGCAGGACAAAGAAAACCTGTTTACCGCCGCCGAAGAAACCCTGATTGAGTTTTACGACGAAGCCGACGCAGGCCCGTCGCTGCTGTCCCGCGTGAAAGAGCTGTTTACCCGCAAAGAAAAAACCGACGACGAGCGCTTTAACGACGTCAGCGCGGCGGTCACGGCCGTCGCTGAGCAGGTGCAGAAGAACGGCGAAACCCATTCGCAGCAGGTGGCAGCGCTGGAAAAAAACTTTTCCGATCGCATCGCGGCGCTGGAGCTGGAAGCCGGTAAAGACCGCGAAGCGCTGAGCACCCTGCAGGAGACGCTGGCGAAAACTGACGGCGGCTTTAACCGTCGCCCGCCTGCGACCGGCGGCGACAACAAAGGCAGCGTGCAGACCGACTGCTGATAAGTCCGGCCTGAGAAACCCCGATTACTGATTAACAGGAGCGCCAATGCGCAAGAACACCCGCTTTAAATTTAACGCCTACATGTCCCGCGTCGCCGAGCTGAACGGCGTTGAAATCGACGACATGAACAAGAAATTCAGCGTGGAGCCGTCCGTCACGCAGAAGCTGATGACCCGCGTGCAGGAGTCGTCCGCGTTTCTCACCCGAATCAACATCGTGCCGGTGCCTGAAATGAAGGGCGAGAAAATCGGCGTTGGCGTGTCCGGCTCAATTGCCAGCACCACCGACACCGCTGGCGGCGACGAGCGTGAAACCGCTGATTTCTCCGCGCTGGACAGCCAGGGCTATGAGTGCGCGCAGGTCAACTTCGATTTCCATATCCGCTACAACACGCTCGACCTGTGGGCGCGCTATGACGACTTCCAGACCCGTCTGCGCGATTCCATCATCCAGCGACAGGCGCTTGACCGCATCATGATCGGCTTTAACGGCACGCACCGCGCCAAAACGTCTAACCGCGCAGCCAACCCGATGCTGCAGGACGTGGCGGTAGGCTGGCTGCAGAAGTACCGCAACGAAGCGCCGAGCCGCGTGATGAGCAAAATCACAGAGGAAGACGGCACTGTTATCTCGCCCAAAATCCGCGTGGGCAAAGACGGCGACTACGCCAACCTCGACGCGCTGGTAATGGACGCAACCAATAACCTGATCGAGCCGTGGTATCAGGAAGACCCTGAGCTGGTCGTTATCGTGGGCCGCCAGCTGCTGGCCGACAAGTATTTCCCGATTGTGAACAAAGACCAGGCGAACACCGAGCAGCTTGCCGCTGACGTGATTATCAGCCAGAAGCGCATTGGCAACCTGCCAGCGGTGCGCGTGCCGTACTTCCCGGCCAACGCCATGATGATTACCCGCACCGATAACCTCTCGATTTACTGGCAGGAAGGCACGCAGCGCCGCCACATCGAAGAGGTGCCGAAGCGTGACCGCATCGAAAACTACGAGTCAGCAAACGAGGATTACGTGGTGGAAGACTACGCGGCGGGCTGCGTGATTGAAAACATCGAACTCGGTGATTTCAGCGAACCGGCAGCAGCTATCACCTCAACCCCGGCAGCGGGAGAGTAACGCATGCTGAGTCCCGCCCGCCGTCACCGTATGCGCGTCCAGGCCGAGACCGAATCGCAGCGGGATGCGAACCCGCTGCGCCACGCCACCGGCTATGAGCAGATGCTCGTGAAACTCAACGAGGACAAGCGCCGCCTGAAGAAAGTCCACTCGGTAGAGCGGAAGGCTGAGCTAAAGCGCCAGCTGCTGCCCGACTACCTGCCGTGGATTGCGGGCGTGATGAACAGCGGGCGCGGCGCGCAGGATGCCATCGTGATGACCGTCATGATCTGGCGACTGGACACGGGAGACGTAACCGGCGCGCTCGAAATCGCCCGCTACGCGCTCACGCACGGTCTGGTGCCGCCCGACGGATTTAAACGAGACAGCCTGCCGTACCTGCTGGCCGAAGAAGTGGCCAGCGCCGCGACACGCGCCTGGACGGCAAAAGAGGCGGTGGATATTGCGCCGCTGCTTGAAACCATCCGGCTGACCGACGCCGAAGACATGCCCGATCAGGTGCGCGCCAAGCTGCACAAAATCGCCGGGTATGTGTATCGCGATTCGGGCGGGACTCAGGAAGCGATGCATCACCTGAAACGCGCGCTGCAGCTGCACGAGGGCTGCGGCGTGAAAAAAGACATTGAGCGGCTGGCGACTGCCATGAAAAAGCAGGCGCAGGCCAGCCGCTGACAGAACGCGACCCCGCGCAGGGCGGCAGGACGGCAACGCACCTTCAGTGCCTGCGCCGTCCTCCACCGCCCACCTATTTCTGAGGCCAACTATGAGCACGCTGGTAATTGCAGCACAGCGACCGGCAGAGACTGCCGAGCCGCCGGTAAAAAACACCTTTTTCTGGCCTGATATCGACCTGCAGCATCTGCGCGAGTCACTGCGCTACGAGGGAACCGTCACCGCGCAGCGCCTGCGGCTGGCGGTGAAAACGGCGATTAGCGAAGTGAACGCCGAGCTGTACGAGTGGCGCGCTGACCAGATGGCGGCGGGCTTCAAAACGCTTGCTGACGTACCGGCGGAGGTGCTGGACGGCGTGAGCGAAAAAATCACGCACTACCTCGCCGCCGTCGAGGCGATCACCGCCGCCACCATCGCCGAGCGCTATCGCGGCTATGACGCCAGCGGCACGAAGAAGGCCGGAGACGTTGAAGCCAGTGCCGACGAATACTGGCGCGACGCGCGGTTCAGCATCAGCCGCGTCGGTGAGCGACCTAACTGCATCGTGAGCCTGCTGTGACGCGGGTTTACGCGCTGCAGGGCGATACCGTCGACGATATCTGCTACCGCCATTACGGGCGCACGGAGCAGGTAACGGAATCGGTCTTTGATGCT